TTCGCACGCGGTGACATGGGCGTGCGCGCCAGCTTTCAATCTGGCTGGCGATCCGTCGCTGAAAGCCCTCGACACCCTCGCCCGCGAGGACTTGCTGCGCATCGGGCGGCCCGCGCCGGCGCGGCGAACGCTGCGCATCGACTCGCAACTGGCCTCGCGGCGGCGGCATATCGCCGGTTCGTTTAGCCGCGGCACATGATAAAAGACCCGGTTGTTATCCCATTCCCGCTCTCGACCGCGCCAGGCACGAGGCCGCAGGAATCGGCTGGGCGGCTGATCAATGTGCTGGTCGAACCGCTGGGCAAGACGGGGCCTGCCCGCGCCAAATACATGCGCGCGCCGGGCCTGAAGAATTTCGGCACAACAGCAAGAACGGGTTATCGCGGCGCGATCCTGGTCAACGACGTGCTGTATTCCGCGTTCTCCGGCCAGTTGGAAAAGTGGTCGTCGTCGGGCGGGGCCTCGACCAACGTCGGCGCGCTCAACGGCACGAAAAAAGGGTTTCTCGTCGCCAACAACGCCGCAACGCCCGATAAGGTGTTCGTCGATCCAGACGGCAATATCGCCACGTTCACGCCTTCTACAGTCACCAATTCCTATCCCGATGTTGATCTGCCGGCGGTCAATTCGGGCGTCTCGATCAACGGCTATTTCGTGTTCACCACCGGGAGCGGCAAAGCCTATGCCACCGGGCTAAACACCACGGCGGTTGACGCGCTCTCCTTCGGTGCGGCGGAATCAAAATCCGACGGGCTGACGCGCGCCATCAACTGGGGCGGCCAACTGTTGCTGATGGGGCCGCTGTCAACGGAAATCTGGACCGATCAGGGCTTGCTGCCGTTCCCGTTCGCGCGCTCGCTCGTAATCCCGCGCGGTATCGCCGGGCCTTATTGCGTCACCGGGTTCGAGGACGGGTTTGGCCGCGCGCTGTGCTGGGTCGGCGACGACAACGCGGTGTACCGGCTTAACGGCTATACGCCGGAGAAAATCTCATCCCCCGATCTGGATGCCTTGATTGCATCCGTCACGGACAAGACCACGCTGGAAATGTCCTGCTATGTCGCGCGCGGCCACGCGCTGGTGCAGATCGCCTGCGCGAGCTTCACTTGGGTCTTTGACCTCAACAACGGTACATGGACCGAACGTATCTCTTACAATCTGACGCGCTCGCGCATCGTCGGCGGCATTTATGCCTACGGCAAATGGCTGTGCGGCGACACCGCCACCGGCAACGTTCAGGAGATTTCCAGCACCACCTATCAGGAAATCTCCAATCCGCTGCGCACCCGCCTTGAGTCCGGGCCGGTGGAGAACTTCCCCGTTGGCCGGCGGGTGGGAAGGGCGGACTTCAACTTCGTGACCGGCGTCGGCTCCGCTTCCGGCGCGGACCCGATCGAAACCGACCCTTCGGTTGAAATCTCATGGTCCGACGACGGCGGCCAGAACTGGACCGCGCCTTACATCCGCAAGCTTGGCCGCCAGTCGATGACCGATGGCCTTGTATCGCTGACCGGCACGCTTGGCCGCTCGCAATGGAACGGGCGGCGTTGGCGCGTCGATGTCGCCGATCCGGTCTATTGCGGCTTTCTCTACGCCACGCAAGGCCGCAATCCGAGGGTGACCGGATAATGACTATCGCTTCACCGCCCATTATTCCGGTCCCGCCGCCCGACGTGGCGCTGGTCGATCCAAAAACCGGCAAGGCCACCAAGGAAGGCTACGATTTTCTGAAAAGGCTTGAAGTGGTGATCAACAAAATTCGCACGGATGTTTCCACCACGGTTGCTGCTCTGCCGTCCGCCTCCGTGGCCGGCGCTGGCTCGCGTTCGTTCGTCACCGACGCCAACGCGACCACGTTTCTCAGTGTTGTCGCTGGCGGCGGCGCAAACAAGGTTCCCGTCGTCTCGAACGGCGCTAACTGGTTGATAGGATAAGGAAAATGGGGATTTTCGACATTTTTACTGGCGCTTCCGCGGCGGCATCCGCGGCGAAAAACAAGAAACTCTATCAGCAATATCAGACGCAAGGGCTGTCCGATCTCGGCAGCGGCTTTGCCGGCGCGCTGCCTGCGGTGCAGGGCGCGACGGCGGCCTACGCGCCGGTCACCGCGCTCGGACAAAAGTACGGCGCTGGCAGCAATCTCTACATGGACGCGCTCGGCATCAACGGGCCGGAAGGCAACACGCGGGCGACCGGAGCGTTTCAGGCCAGCCCCGGCTATCAGTGGGGCGTCGATCAGGCCACCGATCAGGCCACGCGCAAGGCCAATGCGTTTGGCGGGCTTGGCGGCAATACGCTCGACGCCATCACTCGGCTGTCCTCCAATCTCGCCAATCAGGACTACGGCAACTGGCTGACCCGGCTCGGCGGCTTCGTGCCGCAGGAAAGCCAAGCCACGGCGACCGGCGCGGCGGGCACGGCGGCGGGGCTCGGCGCGGAGGCCGGGCTGTATTCCACCGATGCGCAGAACAAGGTCAACCTGCGCGGCAACGTCGCCGGCGGCATCGCCAATTCCAACACGGCGGCGGCCAATGCCGAAATGACCGGATCGTCCAATTTCTGGAACGGCCTGATGTCGCTGGGCGGCAACGCGGCAAAAGGGTATGCGTCTAATCCAGCCGGCGTCAACGCCGGCATCAGCAGCGCTTTCAGTTCTCTCGGCAGTCTGTTCAAGCTTTAAACTTGGTGAACTTCATGCCCATCAACCCATTGCAGCTTCCGCCGATCATTTCGACGCCGAAACTCGACTGGTCGCGGCTCGATCAGATCGGCGACGCGGTTGTTGCTGCCCAGCGCCGCCAAGCGATCAGTGAGGCGCAGGTGGCCGCGACAGACCCGGCGACCGGGGGCTTGGACCAGAATAAATTTGGCGCAGAATTGACGCAGCGCGGTCTGATTGAGGAGGCGCGGCCGATGATGCAACTGGCGCAACAACAGGCGCAGCTTCGTCTGAGCGAGCGCCAGGCCGGAGAATCAGAGCGACACAATCGCGCCACCGAGGGCGTCCAGACCCAGACATTGAACAAACCGACTGTCGTGCCGTGGGGCGGCGGGTTGTTCAATCCGGCGACGCAACAGATGGTGCGAGAACCTGGCGGTAGCGAGACGGGCCTCCTCGACGAGCCGACCTTGAAGGCGATGACGAATCAATATATTGCGGGCGACACGTCGGTTCTCACCAATCTTGGACGCGGTGGGCAGGGCGCGGCGAACGTGGTGGCGCTGCGGAAAAAAATTGCGGAAATAAACAGCGGACGCGGCGAAATCGGCGCAGAGCAAGCCGGGCGCAACGCAGAGTTCTTCGGCACGAAAGCCGGCCAGCGAACGCTCGGCAATCGTGCTGCCAACATTGAGATGGCGGCGACCGAATTTAAGCAGGTCGTTCCTGTTGTTATGGAGGCGTCGAAGGCTGTTGAACGCACGCGCTTCACCGATCTGAACCGTATTCTAATGGCGGCTGAGGAGCGGACGGGTGATCCGAATGTGGTTCGCTTTGGCAGCGGCTTGAACACGCTTATCACTCTCTACGCCCGCGCCATCAGTCCGACCGGCGTTCCGACCGTGAACGACAAGGAGCACGCCCGCGAAGTGTTGCAGAAGGCTTGGTCGCAAGACCAATTCGATGCCGCAGTCGGCATGATGATGCAGGAAATCAATGCTGCGCTCGCCTCGCCCGAGAAGGTGCGCGATGACATGCGGCGGCGTTTTCTGGGCGGCCAGCCGGGACAACTGGCTGCGCCGAATCCCGCGCCTGCCAATCCGGCGTCGCCTGCCGCAATTCCCGCGCCTCCTCCTGGGTTCCAGTTCACGACGGGGAAAGGAAGCGCGCAAACTCCTGCGGCCCCGCAGCTCCCCAAGATCACCAATCGCGATCAAGCCAATACCGCGATTGGGGCGGCGAGAGAAGCGGTGAAAAGCGGTCGATGGACAACGGAACAAGCAAACGACGCCTTGCGCAAGATAGGGGCACCGCCGTTGGCGGGACCGTAAATCATGGCTGAACCTGATTTTGCAGCTATATTCGCCGGGCCGCCGCCAGACACATCCCCCGCTCCACCTGATTTTGCAGCTATATTCGCCGGGCCGCCGCCAGACACATCCCCCGCTCCGAAGGGCTACTTAGCGACTCAAGGAGAGATGGCGCGCGAGGGCTTCGATCAATTCAAGCAGGGCGTCGGGCAGCTTGGCTCCGCATTCAAGTTCGCCGCCTCCGGCGCGGACAGCAACCGCGATCAAATGCCGCCCGAACAAGCGGCGGCGGTGCGTGAGCAAAATTCACAGTCAACCCGCGATCTTGCCGGCGGCCTTGGTAACATCACTCTTGGCGGCTTGGGATATGTAACCAGTCCGATCAATGCGGCGCTGCGCACCTACGCCGGAGAGCCGGTGGAACGGGCGACCGGCATTCCGAAGGAATATACAGAACTGGCCGCTTCGTTCGCCGTGCCGTC